CAGGCCACACATTAATGTTTGGGTGGTCCACGCCTGTAGCGGGGTTGGTGCCTTCTGGCTGGCCACCCACAGGATAGGTTGCGCCTGATTGGCGGTTGATCCAAACTTGTATAGGACGCCCTTGGGCGTTCTTGTTCGGGATCGTCGAGTATGTGGACACGCTGATGCGGGTAATGTTAATATCCGTTTGCCCTTGGCCGGTCTGCGTACGGACTACGTGATCGAGAAGATCAATCGTATCCACAGGTAGGTCATACGTGATCTGCCCCTGAACCATAGGGATTTCGCCCTGCTCAATGGTCCACAAGTTAATACCACGGTTTGCCCACTCAATGGTGAGCAAGTTCAAACTGCGACGCGCCGTCTTAAGGTCATAGCCCGTCCGAAGCTCGGCACCACAGCGCTCGAACGCTTCCTCAACGAGTTCGTTAAGGTTAAGGTTAAATCCTGTGGTGCCCGATGTGGTCATCTAAATCTCGCTGTCTTCTTGGCAACGCTCTTGGGCTGCTTGACGAACTGCTTGCCCGCCTTTGTGCCCTCACGCTTCGCCTTGGTTGTAGCAGCATACTCAGAAGATGTCAGCGCCTGACGTGCTTTCTTTGGTAGATAGCGTTCGCCAGTTGCTTTTGCCCCCTGTGTGGATGGCTTGCCCGACTTGGTTCCCCAGTCCTCTTTGGTCCATTTGGACAAGGACTTCTGCGCTTCTGTCTTCGGGCCGCTGTAGCTGCCGCCAGACTTCTTATACCGCTGGGTCGCAAGCTGGGCTTTACGGGCGGACCATTGACCTGCGTTTCCACCCTTGGTGCCAGCTTTTACACTAGCAACAATACGCTTCCACTTAGGTTCGTCCGACCGTGCCATTACTTCTTCTTAAAGCCTTTCAGCATCTGTGCGAACCGTGCACGCTGACCTAACTTGCCGGGGGCCTTGGCAGCTTTAGCAAGTTTTCCTGCTGGGATTTTCTTACCCTCAGGAGTGCCAAGCTGCGCACGGAGTGCGCCGGGCTTTTTGATCGCTTTGGAGATGTCGAGCTTTGCTTGACCTCCCTTTGCGTACATCGAGACATCATCAGGGTTGTCCTTCCGTTTGATCGTCTTCTTACCCGGCATCTTGGAGGGGTTTATCGCCCCCATGCCCCGACAAGCGCGCATTAGACCATCTTACCCTTGGTCTTGCCCTTAACGGCACAGCCGTCAATCGAGCCGCCCTTAGCGTAGCACTTGCCGCCGCCAGCCTTCTTGACCATTGCACGACCCTTGGTGTCAGCAGTCTTCTTGACGAGAGCCTTACCAAACTTAGTTGCTGCGAATGGCATAGCCTTACCACCTTTCGCCATACCCGGAGAACGGTTTCCACGACCAATGGCCGCAGCATTTTCTGGCGTAACCTTGAGGTCCTTTACGGACTTACGAAACTTAGCATCTGACGCACGATCAGCAGCGGTTGGCTGCGGGGGCATCGACTTTTTCTTCTTATCCATCATGACTTTGTCCTTCCTATCTCTTCAACTTTAGCTTCAAGGCGCTCGAAGGCCCGGTCGAACCGGTCTCCTAACTTATCAACCATCGTATTCATCTCCAAACGAGTCACGTGCTCGCGGGCGATTTCTTCGCGGGTCTTGTTGAGCAGGATGCCGAGACGATCCAACTCGGTGATCTTCCCCTTAAAGAAGAAGCCCATAACCGCCACCACGACGCTGAGTGCGATGTTCCAAAGCATCATCTCCATGTCAGCACTTCCATGCTCGGAGGCTTTTGTTGATGCGGCTGTTGGGGTCATTCGCGGTCTTCTTGCTGGTCAGCTTCTTCTTCATCCCAGACATACGGGCGCAAAATGACTTCTTGCGTGAACCGCCTTCTGGCTGCGGAGCCTTAAGCCCCGGCTTCCCCGGATTGGCTTTGTTATAGGACGCACGACCCTTGGCGTTCAAGCCGCCCTTAGGGTTCTTACCTTCCTTACGTGTCCAAGCCGGGGTCTTAGCCATCAGACAAAACGTCCTTTGGTTTTGCCCTTGGTAGCGCAGCCGTCGGCGCGCTTGGAGGCAGTTGAGCCACCCTTGGCCATCTTGGTCAGTGGCTGGCCTTTGTGCTTGGCGCGCTCGTGCTTATGCACGGCTTGAGCGGCGCTAACCTTACCACCCTTTTTCATCGTAGGGACTTGTTCAGCCATCATAGCTTCTTCCATCATAGGACGACGACGCATGCCTATACCTTTCTTTTGCATTTCTATTTCCATCGCCGCACGGTCTGCTACCTTGCGTCCCGCTTTATCCCGCTGGCTCTTAGCCAAATACGACATAGGTACGAGCATACCAAGGCCGGAGTCTGCTAACTTTGACAGGCCCTTACCGAACATACCCTTACCGCTTATCGCACCCGCGAGCGGCGAAATGTCACCTAGTTTGATACCCATTATGCTGCTTCCTTCTGTGTGGGGGCGAGCATCGGATAAAGAACGTCGGTGCCGAAGCAGCCTTCGTATTCTTGTACGCCCATATGTCCGAGTTGAATGCTGGGGTCGATCCAAACTTCGAAACCAATCTCGCGGGCACGGTCGCAGAACAGGAAGTCCTCGCCCATGTAGCCCTCTTCGGTGAGTTTGAAATCAAAGAGGCAGGGGATCATGCGGTCTGAGCGCTGATCCTTATAAACCCACTCGGGGTTAGCAGCAGCCATCTGCTCAAATACTTCGCGGCGAACCAGCATGAAAGCGGTCGCAACGCGTTTACCACGAACCAGACCCATACCGTTCATGGTAAGCTCATGGTTCTCGTCATAATCAAGGTCAGCGATGTAGACCTTATTTTCGCTACGTGTGCGTGGAACACCTGCGACGATGCCCTTCTTCGGATCGCTACCCCAAGCCATAAGACGGAAAATGTGCTCCGGCTCAAAGTTGATGTCGCTGTCGATGAAGAGCAAATAGTCGCAGGTGGATTCCAGCATGTCTTGGACAAGCAGGTTACGAGCGCGGGAAACGACAGAGCAGCCGCAGATCGAGCCGATCTGGACTGAGATGCCATGTTGGCCGGACACCTGTGTGAACCGAGCCAGCGAAACCGCCAGCTTCAAGGAGACCTTGAAGTCGTAGGCAGGCAGAGCAATGAAGATGCTCTTACCGGCTAAATCGTAACCTTTTTGTGCTTGCATATATCACCCGTAGAAAACAGTGGCGTGGACATTGGCGTCGGTAAACGCCCGGATACCATTCTCTGCCAAGATACCTTCGCCGGGAATAACAATGCTGTACGCCGTAGCGTTCTGCGAGTCCGCTTGAAGCAGCATCCGAGGCCACACGACAACAGCACCGCTGGTGCCACCGCTATTAGGTACGGCCACAGTGAAGGTGTTGGCATCAGTTACAGTGACTAGGTATGGGTCATCACCTAAATCCCAATCAAGATACGCCCACTGCCCAGTCGAAAGACCGTGGTTGGTTGCGGTTATCGTGGCTGTGGTAGTGGACCGAGCATATGTGCCGGTTACCGAAACATCGTCAACAAATGCTGAATAGCGCGTAGCAGTAACGAGGGGGAAGATAACCGCCCCCTTCAACCGCGTGCGGTATCCAACCAGAAGGCCGCTGGTAGCGGCGTGGATAGATTTGACATCATATTGCATACCCATCAGTATTCTCCTTCTTAGAGGTTGTTACCGATTACGATGCAGTAGTTACGGCAATCCAAGTGGTGCTACCGTCCGAAACGTAAAGGCGTGTCGAAGTAGACGAGCCATCGCTGCGCAGATAGATCGAACCCTTGGCAGCAGCCACGGTCGGAGCGCCCGAACCAATATACACACCCATACCAACAGCCGTGTTGGTTGCGATGAATGCAGATGCACCGCCAGCGACAAGCGCAGTAGCGCTGTCAGCAGTGATGTTGCCTGTAGCAGCTAAAGAAGTAACCGACGTAGCAGCGCCAAAGGTGGCGGTCGTGGTTACAGTGCCGGTCGATTGGTCAATCGAAACGGTCTGGAAGCCGTTTTCAGAACGGACTGGACCATTGAAAGTTGTGTTAGCCATTATAAATCTCCGTGTAGTAGCACTTGTTCATACCGTCTCTACTATGTCTGCTAGGGCAGTCGGTACGAATTAATCACCTAGATGCGTTAGGTATAACACCTAAAAGAAAAGAGGGGAAGCAGTTTCCCACTTCCCCTCCCCCTGTTTCCTTAGGCAGCGCCTTCGGAACCGTACATGCCGAGTGGATCGGACCAGCCGAAGCTGTAACGCTCGCGAGCCTTGTAACGGACGTTGCCCGTATCAAAGTCACCGTCCATGCTGTTTTGCATAGGCGTACGAACGAAGTGCTTCAGGCCATTTGGCACGTCGGTGGTCAAGAACCACGCATCCGTGTCGGTCAAGAAGTGGTTAACGGTGTAACCTTCTGGGATCGAGCCATTCGACTTAATCGCGTTGATGTCGTTGTCAGCCGTCGAAACGCGAAGTTCGGTTTCGAGGAGGCGTGTTGCAACAAACATCAGGCTTGGCGGAACTACCAGCTTACGCGGTTTAGCCGCGATGAGCAGGCCACGTTCATCCGTCCATGCAGCAATCTGAATTACAGCCGCTTCAAGCGACGTTTCATTCAAATCAGCAGCAGTGGTTGGGATGTTCGAGTTGGTGCCACCAGAGACGAGAGGGTGAGCGTTCGAGAACAACGGTTGACCATCGCCACCGGCATAGTCGGAGTCGAAGCCATTGTTCAGGATTGCAGCAGCCTTAGTCTGCTTGGTGTACGCCATGGCACGAGCCAAAGCCTTGGTGTAACGCGACGACAAAGAGTCGTACAAGTTATCTTCAATCGCTTCTTCCGTGAGCGAGAACCCGAGGGCAATCGTTTCGTGGTTATAGCGAGCAGTGAAGACTTCCTGCGCGTTGTCATAGGCGATAGCAGAACCTTCGTTCTTGACCGGAGCAGCGGAGAAACCCGACAGCTTCGTTTCTTCTTCGAACGAACGCTCAGAGCTTTCGGTTTCGAAAATCTCTTTGTGCTCTTCGCCGTAGCGTGCGTATTCCAGACCAAACAAAGCGTTCAGACCGGGCAATAGCTCCTTGAGGAGTTGTGCGCGTGAAATTGCCATTAGTCAGTCTCCTTATACGCCAGTGGGGTTGAGGTACTGGTGCATACCCTGATTCCACTTGACGATAACTTCGGTATAAGAACCGGGGTTACCTGCCAGAGCGGTTTCAGGAACAACATCAATAACGCGAACCGGCCACGTGGAGGTAGTGTTGGTTGCGGCAGTAATACCGACTTTTGAGTTGCCAGTAATGGTCGAGCCTGTGTTCTGGGCCAGAACAGCGTTGTTACCAACCGAAGTACGGTTTACATAGCTGACCGTGGTCGAGTTAAAGGCCGTCACAACGGCACACTTGAACAGAGCGTCCGGATCGTCTTGCACGTATGCAACGACGTCGGAGATGTTCGTCGTACCGGGGTAGTACTGACGGAAGGTTTTCCCGAACACCGGATCGGTGTACGAGCAACCAAGGAACACGCCGACTGGCGTGGCGGCAGTTGTGCCGGTGTCCTTGGCCAGAGTACCCGTGTCGGCCAACTTTACGACGTCACCATAATAAATGGCTGTCGAAGAATTGGTCGCAATAGGAATCTGGCGTGTGGCACCCGCAAACACCTGTCCACCGATCAAATTGATCGGGATAAGCCCGTATGGGCTATCAACAGAAGGATACGTCATGTTTCTAAGCTCCTAGCTTATTTGCCTCTACCAAATGACGTCGATGACTTCTTCTCGCGGAAGAGAGGCATACGAGCGTCGTTCTCTCTCATGAAGTTGTTATCTACAGACTCGATCTGGGCACGGTTCTTGTCAGCGTAATAACGCTTACGTTGAACCATAAACTCAGTCGGGATTTTGCAAAGCAACAACCCGCCCATTTCAATGTTGTCCTTAAAGCGGCTGTTAGGATCGGATAGAAAGCTGAGCTTGGGCTGCTCTTCAATCCGTACCGGTTCCCATCCCTCGCGGAACTTGGCTGAGACGTTTTTGGCGTCTGACTGCTCCATCATAGAAGTGCGAATCCACTTATACGAGTACCCGGGCTGGCGTTCAGGCTCAGGAAGCCCTGCTGCTGGTGCCCACGACTCAGGTCGCTTCGCGCTTATACGATCTTCATGCTCACGTGCTATTCTAGTTTCTGCCATTTTAACGCTCCATCTTCGCAAATTCACGAGCATATTGCTCGGGGGTTAAGCCCAGTTTCTTAGCTATTGATAGCTGAGACTGTTTAAGTACAATCTTTTTGGAGGACGTACTTCGGGAAGCTGGTGCGACTACATTGGCAGGTTTCGAGGCGCGTTGAGCCTTCGCAGTGCCTTCGGTCGCTTTGGACTCGTCTCCGAAATACTCCGGAAAACGACGACGCATCGTTGTGTCGATGACGCCCCAATATTCGTCGGAGCCAACAAACTGCTGACCACGTTCTTTCTCAAGCTTCTGATGAAGCCCAAGTGCCGATGCAGTCATCTCCGGATCAGTACCCCACCACATATTGCGCTCTTGCCACGCAACTGTTTTCTGGTCTGGTCGCGGGATTTGCACCTGCGGTTGGGTAGGTTGTACATCTTCCTCTACGTCTTGTAAAGTAGGACGATAACCAGCAAGCTGTTGCAGCTTATATTGGGCCTCGCTGAGCTTCTGCTGTGCGTCCAAGACGCGATCAGTATCACCGGCTTCGTAAGCATCCTTGTACTCACGTTTGGCCTGTGCAAGCTCATATTCGGCGCTTTGCTTGAAACTACCAACCAGTGTCTGCTCGCCCTCGGAAAGGGTAGCCTTCAACTTGCGGTTTTCTTCGAGCAGGCGCTGTGCTGCGTTGAGAGCTTCTGTCTGCTCACGCATGACACGCTCTTTTTCGCGGCGTTCATCGTGCCAGACCTTCTTCATCTGCTTTAAGCGGATTTTGACCTTCTCGGAGTATTCTTCGAGTTCGTCAGCTTCAAGTTCGTCAACGACCTCTTTTGGCATAGGCTCACGCCCACGGTCTGCCTCTGGGGTATCGTCTTCAACGTCGATATCAGGCTCGTTGCTTTCATCGGAAACAGGGGTTTCGTCTTCGACTTCCCACTGGAAGTCATCATTTGGCTCATCTGCCATATTACTTCTCCTTTGTACGGTTGCCCGTTTTTACCCGCGAGAAATCCCGCGAGGGTCTTCCACGATACCCTCAACCGCATCATCGTTAATGATACGGAATTGACGACCATGAATTACGATACGTGTGCCCGCGTGTGGACGCACAAGAATGAAATCACCTTCCTTGCACCAAGGACCGCTCGGGAAGCGTTTCTCGTCAGCATAGCAGTCTGGGCCGAGCTTTGCGGCATAGAGCACTGTGGCGAGCAGTTCCTCGTGGTGGAGGGTAATATCCGCTTTGATGATGCCGCCCTCAGTAGTCTTCTCGATCTCAGGGATAGCGCACAGGATGCGATACCCAGAAGGCTCAGGAAGTTGCTTGGCCCGGTCTTCAAAAGCAAGCTCGGGGGCGGCACCCACCTTAGGGATGGGCTTACCGGAAAGATCAATGAGGTCAGTCATCGTCGTTCTCCAACCGCTGCGCAGTATCCGCGAGGATGCTGGTCGCCATCATCAAGCCACGGATAATCCCGCAGGCATATTTGTAATCGCCGTGATCCTTAGCACCGCCACGAGCGAGGTCGTCGCCCATGACTTTGATCTCCTCTTGGATTTTATCGGCGATGTGTTTTAGGACATCGTTACTCATTCATTTTCCTTAGGTTGCTGGGTTGGGGAAACAGGGGTTTCGGTTTTTGCAGTTTGGAACTGTTCGCGGGCAACTTCTATACCCATACGAAGTCCTTCCATCTGCTCCTTGGCGGATAAGCTAGCCTCATCCGTTGCAATCTTGGCCCCAACTTGGAGGCCAGCGATTTCTTCTTGCGACTCGATACGCATCTGCTCAAGTTCGAGACGGTCGTTTTTCTCAGCGGCGTCAATCTGCATCTTCTGCTTCTTGAGGTCGAGTTCGCCCTTCTTAATCTCAAGCTCAGCCATCTGCATTTGCACGATTGGGTCCTGCTGCATCTGCTGGTTCTGCTGCTGTTGAGCTTCGGCTTGGTTCTTCTGAAGCAACTGCGACGAGGCAGCGGCAGCCAGACGAGAGATCGCAAGCTCTGTGTCTTCGTTCATCTCGGCATTTGGCGGAGGCAACGGCACACCGGCCTGCTCTTCGACCTGACGACGATACTCGAAGGCTAAGTGTTCTGCTATATGTGCCTGCATGGCAGCCTGCATGGCCTGCGCGTTGGGGTTTTGACCCATAAGTTGCGCAACCTTGGGGTCTTGCATCGCGTTCATGTGGACCTGAATATGCGCTTCGTGGTCTTGGTAGATGAACGCCTTGACCGGCTTACCGTTGATGATGTCCATATTCTCGGACACAGGGTCACGTGGTTTCATCTCGTCGCCATCCTTGAGCGGCACGAGCTTCTGAGCGTTCTGGATACCAAGCACCTCAAGCATCTGGCGGTGCAGATACGGCAGGTCATAAAGCTGCGGCGCGCCTTGCGCGAGTTGCAGAACTGCTTGATATTGCACAATTTTCTGTGCCATCGTCGCAGCGTTAGGGTCGCTGACAGGGATGACCGTGACCATGTCATAGTCGCTCTGCTTCGCTTTGCGGTCACCTTCGACTGGGTCGTAAGAGTAAGTGTCGGGTGTGTAGTCCCGAATGATACCCTTAAGAAGCCGGAACTCCTGCTTCATCGCATAGTGTATGCGCGCCTGAATGGCCGACATGGACTTAAGCGTGCGCTCAAGGATCGCCAGCGTGGTGCCGACAGGGGCTTGGCCCGACATATCGCTGATCTTCATATCAGCGGCCCCAGCGAAACGACGGCCTTCCTCTACGATGGTGCCTAGGAGGCTGTAGAGTACTTGGCTTGGCTCCTTATAGGGCAACGGCATGATATTATCACGCATTGTGCCCGAGGCGACGTCCACGTCGCGCCATTCAGCAGGCGCAATCGGCGTGTCGTCACCCTTGACCCTCAGACCCTTAGTTTTAAAGCCACCCGGTAGATTGGATAGGGTGCCAGCATCAACAAGCTGCCGAATAAGGCTGGTACCAGACTTAGCAAAAGCACCAACAAGGTGAATAAGGCCAAAAGCGTAGAAACCGAAGCCCGGAACATACGGATAATGTACGAAGTGCTGGCGCTTGTTTTTGAGTTTGTCATCGGGGTCCCAGTTACGACGGATGGAGAGGATCGTCTCGGTCGCCTTGTCCATGGTCACAACGTAAGGGACGGCGATTTCAGCTTCCGCCTCGTCTTCCGCGAACTTGTCGTCAGGCAGCACTAATTCTACGTGCATTTCCAATAACTTATAGCGGTCGTCAGATGAGGCTCGGAAGCCCATCTTCTCAGCGATTGCCTTCTCGATGTCATCGAGCGTATCGACAGGCTCAGGCAGATCGACGTCACGGTAGAACCCATTAGCTTGGAGCTTCTTAAGCTCGTTCGCGGTCTTCCGCATCACATGGGTGACGCGTCCAGCGACTTCCAAACTGGACGCGCCGTAGGGGACGACGACATCCTCTGCCGGAATGTACATCGAAGCTTGACGACCGAGTGATGGATCAAAATACACCTTCTTGAACGCATTTCCTGAGAGGCCCAACCCCCACAGCATACGCTCATGTTCAGGGCGATATTCGATCATCACATCGGTCAACTGGTAATTCATGTCATCTTGGACACGCGAAGCGGCATCGCGCTTCTCAGGCGTTTCCTTACCAATAACCTGCGTACGCACTGGCCCTTGGGCCGGAAACGTCTCCATCATGGTCTCAGCTTGGAACTTTACGAGGGATTCGGAGAGGAGCGGGTGGTAGACGCCGCAGGCACCCGGCCATGGCTCGGTCCGGTCTTCGACCTTCATACCAAGCAGTTCGAGACCATCGACGTAGGTCTGTATCCAGTCCTTGCGGCTCGACAGGTCTTCCTCAAATTCACCGAGAAGGTCGCCCGCAAGCTGCGTAAGCTGCCCCTCGTCCATGTCTTCGGCTAAGTTATCGTTAAACCCGTCATCTTCCTCATCGTCGGGGTCGATCTCGATCTCCATACCGCCAGCGCGGATGGTTACTTCCTCGGGGTCTTCGATCTCAATCTCAATATCAGGCTCTTGACCCATCATATCTTCAGGTGAAAGACCAAGCGGCGCTTGGTTGAGGGCTTTGTCGATGTCCATTAATAATACCCCTGATTACGGTTTGACCTGAAATACTGGATTTCGTCCGGTTCGTCTAGGTTAGTTGTAATATAGCCGCCCCTACGGAAGCGGTGCATCGCCATAGACACCGTATCGACATAGTCATCGTGGGTACCTGCTGGAAATTCAGCTACTTCATCAATCACTTCTTCGGCCCACCGAGTTGCAGGTGCCCACACCCGTCCAGAGGCAAACAGGTCGCTCACAGCGTTCAATCGGGAGATTTTGTCGTTCCCCCGTGTAGGTGTAAACTCTTGTACCGGTATCCCCATGGCTCGCATCTCGTAGATCAAAGGTGCACCGGAAGCCTT